AAATGTTATTGGTAAACGATTTGATAACGTAACCGATTCGGGAGAAGTATATTCAAATATGATACATAAACTTTTCTCATATCCTTCAGAGAGATATGGAGATAATGTTTATAAAATCTCTAATTACCTGTCTAATTATTATTTAGATAATCCCCAAAATTTAAATGTTTTGGCATATCCTCCAGTGGACAACGAAGACGAAAGGATAATGAACTTTGCTTTCAAACCTAAAGATGCGCATGAATATCTGGAATACAACGGTTCAGTCATCATACCAGATTATAATAGTTCGATTAATTCAAACATAACCGTATCTCGTGCTAATGATAAATATTTTAATGTTATTAATCCACCGGATAATTTATCGTGGATAAGAGATAACTTTTATATTACTTTTACTTAAAAAGCCATGCAGTCAGCGTGGCTTTTTATTATGGAGATGATTCTTATGTGGGAACATAAATGGATTGATGAACACTTATTTAGTACATTGCCATTACTTAAGATTCCTAAACCAATGAAGATTAGATTACCAGTATCTGGTGGTACTAAATGGTGTGTTAGTTTCAAAACAATGGATCAACAAGGTAATGGAGAAACACGTGAATATATCTTGGAGGTAAACGTATGAGAGTGCTTATTATTGGTTACACACAAACTGATACGTATGAAGAGTTTAAAGATTATATACGAAATAGAAAATATCTTACTACTTGTGATTATGTTCCAACTAAACACATGTTTATTTCTGAATCTGGTATTACTATAGAACACATTTCATTACGACAACATCGTAGAGATGCACTTCAACAATATCTCGAAGTAGATGTGTCACCATTAGCATTGAAGCATATGAAACCATCTGATTTAGAGTGGATTCAATCGCTAATGATAATGGGGGATATTTAATTATGAAACGAAGAATAGTACGAGGAATTAATTACTTTAATGTACGTGAGGCAAGTCTTATTTGTGGATCGGATTATGGTCCAACATATATACCATGTAGTTTAAATGAATCAGATTATAGAACTGTTCAAGCATACTTATTTAAACATGGAGGTAAACGATAATGAAAATTAATGAAGATAAATTAAAGATTCATGTTTCACTTGATGATAGTGACTTTAATGCGGCTATGAATGAATATAAATATAACCGTGCTTTATTGAATGTAGAAAAAGATGGTACACCACAATTATTTATAAATGGAGTCACTTATCCTATTGTTCAGTTGTCATATCAATATTTAACTAATGGTGTTGAAACTGGAGTTAATATGTTGATTGCTGAATATATGGACGGTGACAAGGTTAAACATATCATAGTCGATAACGTTACAGGTCGAACAACTTACGGTAATGAATACTGTTTGGGACATTGTGGAGATGATGTAGAAGCTATTGATGAATTAGTTAAACGTGGCTTTACTAAACTGCAAGCACTTGAGGCTTATCAATGCTTATGCAATCTAAGCTAAACAAACAACAGCGAACAGCTTTCTATAACAGTGTTGCATGGCGTCAGTTACGCGATCATATATTGGAACGTGATAACCATGAATGCCAATGGTGTAAAGCTAATGGATTAGTTATTACCGATGTGAATACAGTATTGGAAGTCGATCACATAAAAGAGCTGGAGTATTATCCAGAGCTTAGGTTTGATGAAGATAACTTACGTACATTGTGTAAGGACTGTCATAACAAACGTCATGGTCGAATGAACTATCGTAGCAATGGTAATGGTAAACACACTAACAAGTGGAAGGATGACGAGCGATGGGATTGAGATGCTTGTTTGGTCATGAGTATATCTATCAAGGAGTAATGAGTATGGAAGGTAGTATCTATCGTTGTTACACGTGTGATAGATGTAAGCATCAGAAAATTGTTGAGGTGGAATAGATGAAGCATAAGTCAAATGGTCAAGTGATAGTCTATGTAGTCATGCGTGATCCACAAGCGAACATGCTGCAAGCACATCGTGTTTACTATAGTGAACGCAGAGCAAAGAACTACTGTAAGAAAATGAATGCAGACGTGGAGAACTTTAGTGGACTGTATTATATCCAAAAATGTTTATTCACAGATTTTGAAGCTTTTTTGACGAAATTTTCAGAAAAATAAGCCCCCCGGGTCAAAAATTTGAGTGTAATTATTGAAATTGAGAACCGGTGGGTGAGCTCGACTTCCCAGAAAAAAGAGAAAAAAATTAAAACGAGGGGGGGTGGGGAGTTTGAGTTTATCAAAAATCGAAGAATATTTTAAAAATAATAGTGATCAAGACAACATTTTATTGCAAGAAAAAATCGCTCGCTATTTGGATCTGAAAAAATTATATAAAAAGCTAGGAACAGCAATACAAAAGGACGGAGCCACTGTTACAGTTGAGAATGGCAATCAAAAATTTACTAAGGTTAATCCAGCAATTCCAGAAAAAGAGAAGTTGAATACTCAACTTTTGAATTTGGAAAATGAGATTTTTAAGACGATTAAATCAACTAAAAGTACTATCGAAAATCACGCCCAAAATGCCCCCTCAAGCAATAGTAAAGGTGGGCTAGTATGATACATCAAAAATACGTAGACGCCTATATAAACGCCTATAAAACGGGCAAAATAAAACTAAACAAAGAACGAGTGATGCTGATTGATTATTTGGAGAAATTTGTCCTAAATAACGATCAGCTTTTTTTCAACGAAGAAAAAATTGAAGATTATATTAACTTTACGGAAAAATGGTTTTTCCCGACAGTTTTATATCAGAGATTTTTAGCAGCATTCATTTTTCTTTATGATAAGACTACAGATGATGTGTATTATGATGAGCATTTTTGGGTGGTTGGTCGTGGTGCTGGTAAGAATGGAACGATCAGTTCACTGGGGGCATTCCTTATTAGTCAGTTGAACGGCATACCAGGTTATAACGGTTCAATTGTGGCTAATTCGGAAGACCAAGCGAAAACATCAATCTCTGAAATTTATAATGTTGTCAAAAGAAATGATGTACTTAGTAGTTCATTTAATGCGAATAAATCGCAGATCGAATCAAAGGTGACTAATTCAATTGTGATGTATCAAACATCTAATGGGAAAACCAAAGATGGTTTGCGTGATGGCTTTGATGTATTTGATGAAATCCACATGTATCAGGACGATTCAGGAGTTTCAGTTTACGAATCTGGATTAGGTAAGGTACCTGAATCTCGACAGTTTGAAATTGGATCAGATGGATATGTTCGTGACGGCTATCTGGACGAGAAGAAGGATATTGCTTTACAAGTTATGGGTGGTCAACTCCCACCGGATACCATGTTTCCATTCTGGTGCAAGCTCGATAGTGAAGAAGAAGTTGATGACGAAACAATGTGGGAAAAAGCCAATCCAATGCTTTCCAAGCCACTAACCGGATATGGTAAGACATTGTTCCGGAAGATTCGGAAACAGTATTTGAAAATGCAATCGCAGCCCAGTATGCGAGAAGAGTTTCTAACTAAACGAATGGATTTACCATTAAAGGATCCCGAAAAGTCGGTTGCTCCATACGAGCAAATCAAAGCAACTAATGAGCCCATTCCACTTGATCAATTAGAAGGTCGAGAGGCAATTGGCTCACTTGATTTTGCCAGCATGCGTGACTTTGCTGCGTGTGGTTTAACTTTTAAATTGGGTGGCAATGTCTACTTTGTATCACATCAATTTGCACGCAAGCAATTTGTTGATAAGTATTATGGATATTCGGCAAGCCCAGCTGATCGGCCGCGTAATGTTGCACCGATTGGTGAGTGGGAAGACCAGGGGCTGTTGACGATTCTAAATACTGAAACAATTGATCCTCGTGAGGTTGTCAATTGGTTTACAGAAATGCGCGAGAAATATGTGATTGATAAGATCGTTCTTGATAACTTCCGGGCTGATTTACTAAGGAAATTCTTTGAAGACGCCGATTTTGAAGTCGATGTAATCAAGAACCCAACGGCGATTGATGGACTATTAGCTCCCCGCATTGAAGACGGCTTCGCGGCTAACAAATTTGTGTGGGGTGATAACCCTCTGCTCCGTTGGAATACACAAAATGTATTAGTAACGGTTGATGCCCGTGGTAATAAAAAGTATGGCAAGAAAGAGGAACGCCGGCGAAAGACTGATGGATTCAAGGCATTTGAGTATGGTCAATATCGAGTGGACGAGATTGAAGATGTTGACCCGGAAGAGTCACTTGATTTGTTGAATGGACTTAATTTCTAATCGGAGGGAGGTGAATGTATGAGTGTATTTAGTAGTTTTGCGGAAATATTTACACAACGCCATGATTCAAGCTTTATTTACGACCTTGAGGAATATGAAAGTACAGCCGAACGGGTTTACATGAAACGTTTGGCCATTGATGAAGTGATCAACTTTGTAGCAAGAGCAGTCGGCCAGACGGAGTTTAGAGTACTGAAAAATCATAAACCGGTTAAAGATGAAGCTTATTATCATTTGAATGTCCGACCGAATACCGACAAATCGGCTGGCGACTTTTGGCAGGAAGTAGTCTATAAGTTATTGCGTAAAGGTGAAGTTTTAATTGTTCAAAGTGATACTAATGATTTATTGATTGCCGACAGTTTTGTAAGAAATGAATATGCGTTGTATCCTGATTCTTTCAATGGAGTGACAGTCAAAGATTATGAGTTCAAACGAACATTTAGCATGGACGATGTAATTTACTTAACGTACGGAAATGATCGTCTGGATAGTTATCTAAATGGACTATGGTCAGATTATGGAGAATTAATGGGACGAATGTTTAATCTTCAGCTCCGTAATAATCAGATTCGAGCGAACGTTAAAGCGAATATGACAACTGGAACGCAGGAGGCTAAACAGAAAGCCTTACAGAATTATATTGATAACATCTATGCTTCGTTTGAGAAGAAGTCCGTGGCGATTATTCCAACAACTAAAGGCTTCGACTATGAAGAACTAGGTAATAGTACGGCAAAGAATCAGAGCTTTGATGAAATTAGTCAAGTTAAGGATGCGTTTATCGATGATATTGCTGGTATTATCGGTGTTCCGACAGCATTAATCCATGGTTTAAATGTCGAAAGTAATGAAAATACAACGTTGTTTAATCGCTACTGTCTATCTCCGTTGTTGAAAAAGATTCGAGATGAGCTGAACGCAAAGTTCTTTAGCAAAAGCGAGGTGTTAGCTGGTAATGCGTACATCGAAGCGGTAGGTCTCGATCAACCTAATATTCTTGAATTATCAGAGCAAGTTGATAAGTTGTCATCAAGTGGCGTCGTGAAAATTAATGAAGTTCGCGAGGCTATGGGATTAGATCCACTGCCAGATGGTAACCGAGTGATTATCACTAAAAACTACACGACCGATATGAAAGGGGGTGAGGAAGATGACAGTAAAAATTGATATTAAAGGGCCAATTATCTCTGACGAAAATTCAGCGTTTTATGATTATTTCAATTTACCTTATACATCACCATCAGTAATCAATAATGAACTTTCTGGAAAAACAGACGAAGTCGAATTGATTATTAATTCAAATGGTGGTGACGTATATGCCGCCAGTGACATCTGGACATCACTTAAAACTTATTCAGGAAAAGTAACAGCTAAAATATATGGGATGGCAGCTAGTGCTGCTTCAGTGATTGCTATGGGGGCTGATACTTTAGAGATGTCTCCAACAGCAAGGATGATGATTCATAATTCATCTACTTATGGCGAAGGAAATCATAATGACTTCGACAAGATTTCTGACGTTCTGAAAGGAACAGACAAATCGATTGCTCAAGCTTACATGGGGAAGACAGGCAAGAGTGAAAAAGAAGTTCTTGATATCATGGCAAAAACCAGTTTCTATACTGCTGATGAAGCTTTAGAAGCCGGGTTAATTGATTCTGTAATTAATTTTAAAAATGATAATACAGAAGAAGCGCCATTATTTGAAAATAGTAATTCAGGAATGATACCCCAAACGGTAATCGATAAATTTGCCACAGTTGCCTTAGATGCACCGATTTCATCTGATTTAGTGAAAGACGTTGCTGACGAAGTTGTGAAAAAATTAAAAAATGTAGATACGCATAAGTCTAAAAACGAACAGGTCAATATTGATCCGTTCGTTTTTTAATATAAAGAAAAGAGGAAAATATACATGATTAAATTTGGTGATTACAAAAACTTTGCTAAAGAGCGTGCCAATTACGCAAAAATTGCCATGGATCCAGAAACAACTAGTGAAGCCAAAGAAACGGCTTTAAATAACATGATGGATGCACTTGGTAGCGATGCTAAAAATGAGGTTAAATCTATTACAGAACAAAAGATGGCTGAACTTGAAAATGCTCATCAAATGAAGATGACCAATGAAGAGGTTAAATTCTTTAACGAACTTAAAACAGATACAGATACTAAATCAACCGGCGAAAAGATTCTTCCACAGACAACGGTTGATGAAATCTTTGAAGATATGGTCCAACAACATCCATTCTTATCAGCGATTGGTCTTAAAAACAATGGTATCAGCTTAAAGATTATCAAATCTGATACGACTGGAACTGTAGTATGGGGCAAAATCTTCGGCGAAATTAAGGGTCAGTTAGATGCTAGTTTCTCTGAAGACGATGCAACTCAAAACAAAGCAACTGCATTCGTTGTTATTCCAAAAGATTTGGAAGATTTTGGTCCTCAATGGATTAAGAAATTTGTTGTAACTCAAATTACAGAAGCTTTTGCTGTAGCTTCAGAAGAAGCATTCTTGACGGGCGATGGTAAAGACAAGCCAATTGGTTTGAATCGGGACGTTTCCAAGGGCGTAGCAGTAACAGATGGAACGTATCCTGAAAAGACGTCAGCTGGTGAACTAACTTTCGCGGATACTAAAACTGCTGCAAAAGAATTGGCCGGAGTAATTAAAGGACTATCTAAGAAAGAAAACGGTCATCCAGTAGTTGCTAAGGGTTGGACAGTTTTAGCAATGTCTCCTGGTGACACATTAGATGTTGAGGCTCAATTCATGATTCAAAACTTGAACGGTCAATTTGTTACGGCAATGCCCTTTGGTTTAACGACTGTTGAATCTGAATTTGTTCCAGAAGGTAAAGTGATTGCGTTTATCCCAGATCGTTATGACGCATTCCAAGCTGGACCACTTCAAATTAAGCAATTTGACCAAACTTTGGCTTTGGAAGATTTAGATCTCTTTACTGCTAAACAATTCCTTTATGGTAAAGCACATGACAATACTGCATCGGCTGTTTACGATTTGAAATTGTCCGGCGCTGGTTCAGCACCAACTGACCCAACAACTGGTGGTGACACGGGAAAATAGAGTCGCCGTTAAAAGACGGCGTTTCTAACAAAAATACCATTGCTGAAATCACCAGTTGGTTAGATGAACATGAGATTAAGCATGATGGAATTTCTAAAAAATCTGACTTGTTAGCACTGGTTAACGAGGTGATGTGATGGTAGATGATAACTTACTAAAAAAATTTAAATCACGATTACACATTTTTCATGATTCAGAAGATGAAAATTTAAAATCGATTTTGGAAGAGTCTAAGTCTGAAATTAAACGAATGACTGGTAGTGACGATCTTACCATCGAGGGAGTTCAAAGCTTAGTTATTGAACGTTCTAGGTATGTTTATAACGATTCAGTTGAGTTTTTCGAAGGTAATTTTCAAAGTCAAATTTTAGGTGTATCGGCTAGTTTAACGATTGGGGCAGGTGATGATAATGATGAGTCAATATCAGAAACCAAAAACGACTAGTGGTGACTTACGAATTCCAGTCAGTTTTTATCATCAAACTGAAAATCCAGATGGCGAACCTGGTCAAATGCCAACTGAACTGGTATTTAAATGTTTGGCTCAAGTTTATGGTCCTAGTAATAAGGACAATACCATTTTAGATGTTCATGGAGTTAAACGAGGGGTCACAATCAAGATTCGAGATACCAGGGGAGAGTACCAGCCAGCCTATAACGATTCCGTTGTTATTACTGATTACAGGTACAAAGATTCTAATGGTGATTATATTCTTTGGAACATTTTGGACGTTCGTCCAGATTTCGAAGATGACCGTTTCGTAATTGTTGTTTTGGGGGTGACCGCATGAGTGTTGATGTACGAGGAGTAGACGAGGTTCTTGCTAAATTAGAAGAAAAATTTAAACCTAGTAAGTTGGCTAAGATTGAAAATGAAGCACTTCGGATTGCTGGTCGATTAATGGCTGTCAATTTGAAGAATGCCGTATCTTCTTATCATGATACTGGTAAGACGGTAATTGAAGTTACCGCTGGTAAACCTCGTCTTCGTGGTGGAGTTAGAACCATTAATGTTGGTTGGTCTGGTTCTGGTAGCGGGCAAAGATACCGTTTAGTTCATTTAAATGAATTTGGGTACACTCGCTACGGTAAAAGATACAGTCCAAATGGAATTGGTAAAATTCAGAAAACTTTCGATTCTTCAAAAAATGCCGTTAAGTCGTTGGAACGTCATGAACTGGAGAAGCTACTATGACTGAACTCAAAGATATGATTGGAATTATTTATGAAGCATTAAAGAATAATCCAACGATTGCTAGTTTAACTAAGACTGCTAACGGTGGCTATCGTATTAAAAAATATGATTATCCAGAAACTTCCGATCAGAGTAGAACATTTATTTTGATTCAACCGTTAGCTCCACCAATATCTGGTAATTCGGCTAGTGACATCGATGTGCAGATTGAATTTACTTTTCAAATTGCAGTCGAATCACCAGACCGAAAGGAAGCTAAGCTAGCGCAACATGAAATTAAAGAAGAAATGCAAAAACTAAATTATGGACAGATGACCGATGGACTCGATGAATACTTTGAGACCACTGGTCATTTTGTTGATGCACGTAGATATCGTGGAAACACAAATCTATATGACACAAATTATTAGGAGGAAAAATATATGTTTGTTGGATATAAAAGATTAAAAATTCAACCATTTAATGAAGATGGAACTAAAAAGTGCGATTTGATTATCGTTGAAGGTAAAAAACATGAAGGTGGTACTACTACAGCAGAAATTAGTGGACTAACAAAAGATTCAACTAAAGTTTCTGCTTCTAATGTTGATTACTATGTTGCTCGTGGAGGTGTTGGTGATATCAAAGTTCAACTTGGTATTTTAGATTTACCTGAAAAGACTGCTGATATTCTATCTGGTTTTCGAGTTGATGAAAATGGTATTGCTTATGCTGGTGAAGATACAATGCCACCTCTTTGTGCGATTGAAATGGAAACAAAAGAGGATACCGGTGAGATTGCATTAGCTGGATTCTATACAGGTAATTTTGGACGTGAGAAAATCAATTTCCAAACACTTGATTCCTCAAAAGCTTACACTCCAGAAGCTGAAACGTGGAACTTCACACCTGGTTCTTCAACTGCTGCCGATGAAACTAATGGTGAATCAATGCAGAAGTTTATTGGTAATACAAATACAGATTCAGATGCTATCACAATCTTCGAAGATCAACTATTCAATCCAAAGAACGGTAGTGATACTGATCCAGATGACAAAGTTGAAACAGCAAAAGTTGGTCAAGCAAAAATTGCGTAAGGAGTGATTTAAATGGCACATACTGCTAACGAATGGAAAACGGGAGATACAATCACGGCTACTAAATTGAATGCAATCGAAAATGATTTAGCAGCAGTCGGCGATGGTGAACAGGGTCCGAAAGGGGATGCAGGAGCAACGGGTCCTGCGGGTCCAACTGGACCAAAGGGTGATAAAGGTGCCGATGGCACAACAGGTGCATCAGTTAAAGCAATCGAACTTGAATTAACTGATGGTTCGGTTACTGGTGGAACTGCCACATTAACTGATGATTCTACAGTATCTATCACTGTAACGACTAAATAAGATTAAGCAAGGTTAGATCGAGAATCTAGCCTTGCTTTTTAATATGGAGGAATGATTTATGTCTGAACCATTGAAATTAACATTATTGACTAAAGGTAAGAAAAAAACATTTGTTGAGGATTTCATTCCAGCGAACGTAATTATTGGTGCATTAGATTTGATTGATTTTGAGGGAGAAAAAAGCATTCGAGACATGTACAACGAGCGTGTTCATTTTATTGCTGATGTATTTACCGATAAGGCAGTTACTGAAGATACAATTTGGGATGGCCTCAATGCATTAACATTTGGAGACACTTTGGAAAATATTCTCAATCAAATTGCTGGTGTAGATCCAAAAAACGTGAAGACGGAACCGAAGAACGATTAACCATAAGTGAAGCTCGTGAGAGAGTTTTAGCAGCGGTTGGTTTGATTGTTGAAAATCGACCAGGTTATACGCTCGGTTCCGTTATGAATGATATTGATTTTAAAACATTACAACAAATTATGGATGCTACATCCAAAAAAGAAAGTAAGAAGACTCAAACGACACAATCTGGTGTGAAAGTAACTCCTGGAATTACGGGGGTTGACCCAGGTGATGCTCCCGTCATGAGTCTTTTTGATTTGGCAAAACAATAATTGAGGAAAGGAGGTAAAAATAAATGGCAGATGAACCATTAGGTAGAATGGTCATCGAGTTAGGACTTGATCACTCTGATTTTGGTAAAGGTTTAGCTGGAGTTAAAAAAGAAACCAAGTATGCAATGGCTGAACTCAAGTCATCAATGTCGGTTGCTAAAATGTCTGGTAAAGAGTTTGATGTTCTATCAGCAAAGGCAACTGGTTTATCTAAAGTGATGATGTCACAAGAACGTCAAGTTCAAGCTTTAGGTAAGGCTTATAAAAATTCTTTAGTTGACGGTAAGGCAAGTAAATCAACCGCTAAATTGGCAACTGAATTACAGAATGCTAACGCTAAATTAATGTCTTTAAGAACTCAATACATTAATAATGCTGGAGCATTGGCTAAAGTCAGAGCCGAAACTACAGGCTATACTGGTCAACTCAATAAGATGAGTAAAGCAGCAGTTACTGTTGGAACTTCGATGAGTAACATCGGGTCAAAAATGACCACTAAAGTAAGTATGCCGATTGCTGCTGGTTTAGCTTATGCTACTAAATCAGCTGTTCAGTTTGATTCTCAAATTAAGGCTATTGGTCCGTTACTGACTAATGGTGCAACAGTTACATCTAAGTACAAAGCACAACTTGACCAACTTGGTGATGCTTCTAAGAGCATGTCGGAGAAGTATGGAGTGTCTACGACTGAAATTAATAATGGTATGACTGAATTAATTCGTCGTGGTTACAATACCAATCAAGTATTAGGCTCTATGCCTTCAATCATGGATGCCACAATGGCTTCTGGCGAAGATTTAGGTACTGTTTTAAATAGTACCTCTTCAATTGTTGAACAATTCGGACTTAAATCTAAGTCAACAGCTGGAACCTTGAAGAATACTCAAATGGTTACGGACTCAATCACTTACGCAGCTAATGCAACCGCTGCTGGGTTCAGTGATATGGGTGAAGCCATGAGTTACGTTGGACCTCAAGCGCATGCCGCTGGATTATCAGTTCAAGAAACAGCTGCTGCAATTGGTGAACTCTCAAATAAGGGTATTGAAGGTCAAAAAGCTGGTACTAACTTACGAGGAATTTTAACATCGTTGGTTAAAGTTACTCCGAATGCTTCCAAAGCATTTAGTTCAATGGGAATTTCAGCTGGTGAACTTAAGAAGGATGCTAGTGATTTACCACGTTTGATTGATGATATTACTAAAGGTACTAAAGGCTGGGATAAAGCTGATAGAAACAAAGCTATTGCAACAGCCTTTGGTCGTGAAAATCAATCAGCAATGAATGCCTTGCTAGAAACTGGATCAAGTAAATTACGTCAATTGACTAAAGATACTGAAGATTCAACCGGTGCTACTAAGAAACAAGCTGAAGAAATGAGTAATACTTCAGAAAATAACGTCAAAAAATTGTTGGCTTCATTACAAGTTTTGGGTATTGAAGTAGGTGCTAAACTTGTTCCTAAATTAATTCCATTAGTTAATAAAACCAAAGATTTAGTTGATGGCTTTTCTGATTTAGACGATTCTACTCAAAATACAATTATCAAATTTGCATTACTTGCAGCTGCTGGTGGTCCAGTCCTAGCGATGACTGGTAAGTTAATTGGTGGATTTGGTAAAGTTGGTGGATCGATTGTTACTGCGGTTGGTAAATATGCTAAATGGAAAGCTGAAACTCAAGCTTCGAAAGAAGTGTTGGGTGACCTTGCTACTGGAGCCACTACAGCTGGTAAAGAAGTCGAAGGACTAGCTACTAAAGCATCTGTAGCTGGTAAAGGTGGATTAAGCATATTTGGTACAGCTTTAACGACTACTGAAGCTGGTGCTGGTGTACTTGGAACATCGTTGACTGTAGCTGGTGCCGCCGTTACTGGTGTTGGAGTTGCAGCTTTAGTTGGCGCTGGTTATTGGGAACTTTATGGTAAAAAAGCTTATGAGAGTTCTCAACGTGCGCAAGAATGGGGCTCTGATATTGGTAAAACTGCATCAGATGCAGCAACTGATATGAGTAACTTTGAAACTAAAGCTTCAACAGCGTTAGACAGTTTCAATACCAATGCTAAAAAAAGTGCTAAAGAAGTTGATAAAGCTTTTCAAGATATGGTTGATTCAACGACTAAGAGCGTTGATAAGAAGTATAAAGAAGCCGAAAAACTTGCTAAACAATTAGGTGGTACTGCTGGTCAAACTTTATTAGATCAAGCTAATAAAGAACGTACCGCTGATCAAAAACGTATTGCTGATATGCAATCAACTGCGAAAAAAGTTAGCGATATTACAGCTCAATCTGCTAAAGATGGAGTAAAGTTAACATCTGATCAAGCAACAGCGATTGCGAACTTACAACGCAAAATGGCTAAAGATGAGATTGAAACTTTAAATCTTAAAGCTAGTCAGAAAAAATCAGTTTTAGCAGCAGAACTTGGTGAGACTGGTACCATGACCAAGAAGCAGTTAGCACAAACTGCTAAAGATGTTGGTGATGCAGCATATAAAGAAATCGACACTTATAACAAGAAATACGGGAAAATCAATCAAGCTCGAAAAGATGGGTTGATTACTGCGAAAGAAGCGAATGCCGCTGAAGAAGCTTTAACCAAAACTCACAATGCTACACTTACTCAATTAGGTGAAGATTTAATACGAACTGAAAAAGAACAGGGTAAGTCAAAGAGTGAGATTCTTCAAGATTTAGAAGCCAATGGTTTTACTGATAAGCAAGCTCAAAAGGCGATGCAAGAGTATACCAAGAGCCTTAAAGATACTGCTAGTACAGCAATTAAGCTTACAGGCGATATGTCAAAAGAGACTCAAAAAGCTGCTAAGTCATGGAATGATATGGTGCTTGATCCAAAGACTGGTAAGTTAAAAACCAATGCTCAATCAGAAGTTGATAAAGCTGTTAAGAACAAAGACAAGTGGAACTCAATGATGCTTCTGGTTAAAAAAGGAAAAATGAGTACCAATGCGGATTCAATGATTGGAATTGCCGCTGTTAATGCTGGTAAGTGGGATAAACTAACCCTTAAAGAGAAGAAGGCTTTAATCGCTACTAAGGGCGGCGATGATTTAGCTGCAATGATTGAAAAGGGTAAAGAGTGGAACAAATTCACTCCAGCTGAAAAGAAAGCAATTATTTCAGCTAAAGGCAAGTCTGATTTATTAAACGCACTTTCAAATCTTAAGACTTGGAATAAGTTAAGCGTTGATGAAAAGAAAGCTGTCTTAAAAGACAATGCTTCTCTAGCGATGAAGCAAGCTAAGATTGGACTTGATCAGTGGAATAATCTTACACCCCATATGAAAACGGTCGTAGCTAAAGCTAAAGGTGCTAGTGATGTAGCTAAAGGCGTTAAGAACGTAGAAGATTGGAATAGTCTTCCAACCAAAGAAAAGAATTTAATCGCAAATGATAAAAATGCTAGTCAGATTGTTGGTAAAGTTACCAATGATTATAAAAAGTATATTAGTTTACCAAAGAGTGAAGTTAAGAGCTTATTAGCTAAAGACAACGCATCAAAGCCTGCTAACAATGCGAAAATTGCAGTCGATAAATATGGTCGAATTAAAATGCCTAATCCGATTGGATTAAAAGCAACTGATAAAGCTTCTGGTCCAGCCAAAACAGCTAAAAAGAATGTTAAAGATTTTGGTAACTCAAAACCTAAATCTGTTTCATTGACCGCTAAAAACAACACTAATAGTGGTGTTAATAGTTCAAAGACTTCGGTTAAAGGCTTTACTAGTATGAACGGTAAGAAACCTTTAACAACAGCTAATAATACTAAAAGCGGTGTTACCAGTTCTAAAGGCACAGTTAATGGATTTATGAAGATGCCAAGTAATAAATCTATCACTGCTAGCAATAAAACTAGCGGTGGTGTTACTTCAGCTAAGAGGTCAATTGATAGTGTTAAAGGCAAAGAAGTTACGATTACTGCTTTATTCAAGGCGGTTAAATCGGGTGCTGCTAAATTGTGGCACTCAATTGGTTTTGAAAAAGGTACGTCAAACTTCCAAGGTGGTTCAGCATTAGTTAATGATCAGGCTGGTCCAGTCTATCGTGAAGCAATTAAGATACCTGGTCGCCGAGCATTTGTTCCGGAGGGAAGAAATGTTGTAATTGAAGACTTGCCTAGAGGTAGTCAGATTATTCCGGCTCGACTAACTGCGAACATGATTAAAGGACAAAAGCTAGTAAGTCCTACTATTCCAGAATCTTCAAGCATCATTAAAGCTTCGGATAGTATTAGTGAATCCGTTGCTCCACAATCTACTGTTATTAATACGGTCAGCGACAGTGACCAGAAGTTAGTTAAAGCATTAGGTGATAAGTTTGATACGATGAGTAGCACTTTTGGTGAATTACTTGCGATTAACCGAGCTCAATTACAAGCGGTAATGCGACAAGGTAGTTTTGATGTTGATGGATTATATCGCAAAGAAGCTAAGGACTTGTCATTAAGTATGTATGGTCCATCAAGTTAGGAGGTGAATTTATGAAACCAAAATTCTGGATGAAGATTGGTGATCAGGATGAATTTGAAATCAGTCAACGAATTAAGGGATTGCTGTTTCGTTCTGAAGATTCAACACCACAATTTACCAATACGTATCAAGATATTGCTAACCTTGATGGTTCGCCGTTTGCTTATCAAACATTCGCTAGGTCAACGGTGAATGCTAATTTTTGGTTACAGTACCGAGATTACACTGATTTCAAATTATTAAAGCATGAGATTTACAGACTGTTTGGTTATCGTCAATTAATTCGGATTCGGACTAGCACCGATCCAGCCAAGGTTTATTTCGTCTATCCAACACCATTTGAGATAGCTCCGATTAGTGTGGGTGACCATAATGCATTGTTTACGATTCCGTTCGATAATCCGAGTGGTTATCGATATTCAATGTATCGCTCTGATTCGCCTTACACGTTTGAACAAAATGGTTGGCAACTAGGAATGAACCTTTTAGCTGAAGGTAATCCGACTTATCATTTTACAACGACTAAGTTTAAGGTTTACAACGCTTCGGATATTAAAATCGATCCGTATTTAAAGCGTCACGATTTAAAGATAATTAGTAAGTTTACTGGTAATTCTTTAAAGATTATGAATAAGACTAACGGTACTGTTTGGTCTTACAATAAAAAATCAGATGGTAAAGATACTATTACTCTTGATGGGGTTAATAGTTTTTTTAATGGTAAAAATTGTAATTCAGATACTAATTTTCAGAATCTGGAATTAGAAATTGGTAATAATGACATCGAAGTTACTGGAGCAACCTCGGTTGATATTACCTTTAGTTTTCCATTCATTTATCTATCATGACAAAACCAGTTCTTATTCAAGCGAAAAATAGCTCCAGTATTGATCGCTTAACTTCATTTGTTCCAGATAGCTTTGCTATTACGTGGGAAATGAATGGAGATTTTAAATTATCACTAACGACATGGAATGATTGCAGTCCAGCTTATGCTAATTTGTCAGTTGAAAATACGATTAAATACGATGGTTCTGAATACGTTATTAAGCAAGCCACACCAGATTATTCACAAGGCATTGAAACGCTTAGTATTTCAGCTACGCACGTTTATAGCGAAGTTGGTCAAATTTATCAACGTAAAGTAAAAAAAGGGGATGCGAATTACACTCCGACTGATATTTTGGAATATTTCTTTAAAGATAATAAATTAGGTTTTAGTTACAACGTAATTGGTAATTTTTCAAAGCAAAAAATTACTGATTTAGGTAACTGTTCCGCTAAGGATGCTTTATCTAAGATTTTAGAATTGTGGTCTGATTGTGTAATTTATCCAGTCGGTAGAGTTATCAAAGTATATACTCGAGACAACTTTTTTAAAAATTATGGTCACCGAATTGATTATCTTAATAGTGCTTCAGAGATTAACTTTGAATACGATAGCACTGATATCGTCAATCAAGTTAGAGCAGTTGGTCCAACTTTTGAAAAGACCGTTACAACTGGTGATTCTTCGAAGTTAAGTGGTGCTACAACCGCTGTTAACGGTGATTGGGGTCCAGCGATTCGTTATGCTACTAAATTAATGGGAGTTAAAATTAGCGATGCGAATGTAAATAAAATCAAAGACTTAATCCAGCATGAATCTGGCGGTAGTGAAACAGTTGTTAATAATAGTGATTCGAATGCAGCAGCTGGACACCCTAGCAAAGGGTTAGTTCAATTTATTCAATCAACTTTTAATGCGTACATGGTCAAACCATACACCAATATTCTTAAAGGTTTCCACCAACTATTGGCATTCTTCAACAATAGTAATTGGGAAACTGATATGAAATTAGGTGGTTGGGGTCCAACAGGTAGTCGAAGACGTGATTCGATTATTCACGAAAAGACGACAGTTGCTGGTACTGGTGCTAAAAAAGTGATTGCAGATGCTAAGAAATATTTAGGCGTTCCTTATGTTTGGGGTGGTCATAATAAATCTAATCCCAGAGCTGGAATGGATTGCTCTGGTTTCGTTTCACAAGTTTATTATGATTTCGGTATTAATATCCCAGCTTACACTGTTTCAATGGAGAAATACGGACACACGGTAAGTACGCCACAAACTGGTGATATGTTGTTCTATGGTGCACACGGTTCAAGCCATCATGTGGCTTTAGCATTGGATTCTAAAACGATGATCTACGAACCACAACCTGGTCAATCGTGTCGAATGGAACCAATTAGTTACTATCCGCCTTCATGGATTGCTCGTAATGATGATATGGCTAAGATAGTTGCTGATAATAATGATAGTGGAAACAACGATGATAACAGTGGTGAAGATGCAACCACATCGACAACAACCACCGAAAATTACTTTGAACCATTCATCGTTCAAGATGATGAATCTATCAAAAAATGGGGATTACATCCGGGCGGTGATGTTTCTAGTGACACCATTAAGAATAAAGATGAGATGAAAAAATGGGTACTTACTCAATTAAAACCAGATCCAACTTTAAGCATTAAAGCGACAGCTGATAATAATGATCCAGTGACTCCAGGTGACATGATTCGTTTAGAGATTCGACCTAAACAATTTGTGTCTAATATGGGAGTTGTTGGTTATGAGTACCACCCGTTTAGTAAGACTAGTCGTACGTCAATTACTTTGAACCAAACGGCTAAGACGATTTTTGATTATGAAAAATCTCGTAATAAGAATATTCAAACTGCTAAAAATTCAAGTATTAGTCAAGCGACTGATAATTCATCTGGTCAAGAGACCTGGACGGACGAGGAGGTGAACCAATTTGGATCAGGGTTATAACATAGTAGTTTTATCCGAAACACAAACGGATATTGACTGGGATAAGTTAGTTACTGATGGGGTTCAAGCTGTAGTGATTCGACTGTCACATGGGATCACTCAAGACACTCAAGCCAGTAATTTTATTGCTAAGGCGAAAGAAAAAGGAATGTATATTCATGGCTATCATGATTACGAAGCAATTGATGGTGAGGTTACGTTCTCACTCGAAAATGCTGAAACTCTTGGATTAACCAGTGGTGCATTTATGTTTTTAAATTCACCTCCAGATGATGTTTTAGGGTTCACCAATAACTGGTTATCCACGGGTTGGAATGCTGGTGTTAAAGGAGAATCTGATGACTATTATCAATGGATTTTTTCTGATACTGAACCAGATAAAGGCGACTTATGGCAAATGGACGATGTTCGTTGTTTGGATAAGACAGGTGACCTGGTCACTGAACCAAAAAGTAACAATCCAGTTGTTGATCCAACTAATCCCAATAAGCCTAAAGAGGGCGCTTTTGTCGGTTATGGAATTGATTCGACTGGCTTGCGAGGTGGTAATGCACTCGGTTATTCCACCAACGGTACTGATTTTTATTCCGTGATAACACCATTCGGAATTATTTTTCGGGATAACGATGCAGAACGAATAAGTAAATTAATGATGAATAAACTTAAATTGCAGTCACCGAATGGGACTGTTTTTATTTTGTCCGTAAATGATGATGGGGAGTTGAAAGCAATGAAGGAAAGTGATGTTACATGAGTGAGATTAAAACCAATATTGGCAGTGGATTAAATGGTAATTACCGTAAAGATTTAAATGGTAATTTTACAATCATTAAAGCTACTGAAGGTGGCTTGAAAAGGGATGTTACTACATTAAAAAATGATATTGATACATTAAAAAAAGACCACAAAACTATCTTAGAAAAATTAGAAGATGTTAAAAAGCTTGAGAAAGCTAATGCTGAGAGGTTAGACCAGCAACATTTGAACATGGAACAATTAGTTACGATTTTGCATGATAATTTCGAAGTTTCGATTGGTTGGGATGGCAACAATATAGTTTTAGAAAAAGAGGTATGAGATGGCAGAATTAATCACGTTAGATACGTATAAACAAATGATTAAAGCGGGCGAGGCATTCAATATTGCTAAAAGCTTTAACGCTCGTGTTGGTGATGAACAAGTTCCATTAGTAGTTAAATTCTTAGAACGAGGTAAGGCTCAACAGTTTGAAGACGGATTAGTTCCGTTTATGAGTGGCTTTGTTGGTAACTTAGATGATGCTGGAAAAGTTACAGCAGAGACTGGCGAACCAGTAAGTTATACCGGTTCACGTGATGATATTGTCGGATTAGGTATGGTAAAGATGAACCTTCCCGGAACGATGTTCCCACAGGAAGGTTATTTTTATGGATTTCTTGGATTGGAAACGCCAGACCATTCTAAGCGAGTTTCAACATTTAGCGTTTGGTTTCATGTTTATAATGGCAATCCAGATATGTTTGTTAATAAGGAACCGTTCCGTTCAGAGTTACAGAAAGAATTAGATCTAGCCGAAAGTTTGATTGCAAAAGCAGACGGCGATATTAAAGCTAAGCTAGTTGAGTGGGAAAAATTAATTAATGATTTAATCAGTAAAGGTAATTCTGATTTAGATGAATATAACCAGCGTTTAAAACTAGCTGAAGAAAATTTAGCTACGTTATTAAAAGAAGTTCATGATGCAGGTTTGTTAACTCAAGCTGATTTGGATGTAGCGTTAATTGATATTAAGAAGCAAATTGAAGACGGATTAACTGAATTAAACAAACAAATTGTGGTTGGCGATAACATCGGAATCGGTAAAGATGTCACGGCTGAAAACGAAAATGCGATTGTTAATATCATTGCACAATTGGATCCTAATAATTTTAACATCGGATATATTACGGATAATCACGGTGGATTATGTAGTTGGACAACGGACTACTCGGACAAATACGCATACGATCATTTGAACAATTTTCTGAAGCTAGATGGAAACATAGACGTCATGATAGCTGGTGGCGACAACTCGGACTGTTGGCGTCCATCTGACCCAGCCGTTACCGTAGATAATCGGCGTTTTGACACACAATTTCTATTTAGTACCGATAACCAGTCCGATAAGTTTATTTTGAAAGGTAATCATGATGACGGATCTGTCCGAACCAACGATTATCGTCGTGGAACACGTAAATTTGAATCGGTGCCACACGTTTTACGAGACAGTGAATTTAATAAAATGATAGCGGCAGACCAACTGTTATTTAATGAAAAACGTAATAATGGTAAAAGTTACTTCTACAAAGATTATCCAAATAAAAAAGTACGAGTGATTGGATTAAACTCCAATGACACGCCAGATGATATTTTGCTTGATGACGGGGAACCAAAGTATTTAGGCGTTTGGCGAATGGGATACCGTCAAGAACAGCTTGATTGGTTAGCTAACGTTGCTTTGCAAAATGTACCCGAAGATTACACAACAATCATCTTTAGTCATATCCAAGCAGATATTCCTAGTTATGAGAATGATGAAAACACTGCTGACCATGATACACACCGTAATCAAGATATTTTGATTCAAATCATTAAGGACTTCATGGCTGGATCATCATCTAGCTTGACTAGTAACATTGAAGATTATGAGATTAATCTTAAGACTAATTTCGTAACGCAAGGGAAGCGCAACTTTGCTGGATATATTCATGGACACGAACATGTCGAAAATGCTACGACGGATTTAGGGTTTAATAACATTGGCTGCTTTGCGTCATACAACGTGCGTGGCACTTATTTAGGCAACACAGACGCATGGCAAACAATCTCAATCGACCAGACAAATCGAAAATTAATAATCAAAGGCTTTGGACGCGCAACCAATCGAACTTTTAGTTATTAATGAGGGGGAACAGCAATGAAAAAAAATAAAATAGCGAGAGCGCTACAAGATTTAGAAAATCGTCTTAATATTCACATTGGCGGTGGCGATTCTGAACATATGCCAGCCGATGAAGACCATAATGGCTTTATGACCATAGAACAGGTTAAAGAATTAGGTTACGCAATGGGCGATAAAATGATTATGCCTGCTGGAACAGATATTTTTAAATTACCTCCAGGTCATTATGCTGGGTCTGGGTTCAAAGGTGGTACTCAAAAAGATAGTTCATGGGAAACAATCGACATCTACCGAAGCACAGACAGTTACTGGCAGTATTGGGAAACATTATCATTCACTGGAGAAGTATTTTTCCAAAATCGACATCTCGGTGGAGATGGAGTGTGGAATAACGATTCTTACAATGGATGGCAGAAGATAGAAAAAGTAGCGCCTCTATGGAGTGGAAATCTTTCAAAAGTCGGAACGGAAATAACGATGACTGATGAATGGCGCAAGTTTTCCTATTTCAAAATAACCGTTGATAATCATAATGCCTTTGCACCTGCTCTAACGATTAGACGTGCCGAAACAATTTCGTTTGTCGTTCCGAATTTAGCTTCAGATGCGGTTTCTAAGGACACGTTCGAAGCTGCGCTTGAATTCAATGGAAAAAAAGCCACATTGATTGAAAACATTCAAAATACGGTAGATGCGAGTGGCGACCATGCAGTTGGAAATGGCGGTTTAAGCATTCTATCAATTGAGGGGGTAATTTAATGAAACTTCAATTAGAATTGAACGATAAAAATGAGATTCTTCAGTATGCAACGATTGGCGAATTAGCAAATGCCGTTGAGTGCGATATTAAAAACATGCCAGATGATTTCCATACTAATTTTGAGCCATGTTTTTACTTGTTCGAAAGCGGCGATATTATTGAAAATCCTGACTATGTAGCACCTGAACCAGTAATTGGTCCAAGCCAACAAGATAAAATTAATGCGCAAATAATGCTTACTCAAGCTAAGCAAAAGGAAGATCAAGATAAATTTAATGCTCAAATTCTATTAAAATTAGCAGGAGGTACTAAATAATGTTTGAATACATCAAAGATTATTATGAAAAAGGTCTATACACCGAAGATGACTTAAAAACACTTTTGAATGGTGAAATGTTAACTCAAGATGAATACGATTCATTAATTAACCCAGCGCCTAAATCATAGGCGTTTTTATTTTGGATAAGAAAGGGGTGATCAATTGCATGTGATTTTTGGTTTTACAATCAGTGAATGGGCAGGAATTGCAACCATTATAGGTAGTGCTACGGGCGTGGTTTATAAATTTGTTGTAGCACCTTTACTAAAGAAATTTGACACGTTATCTGAAACGCTAGTTGAATTGAAAGAATCATCTCGAATGGAACGACAAAATTTGAAGGATGAATTAAAAGACCATCAAAATATTTTGATAGAACACGATTCTGAAATTCAAAGTTTGTTTGAAGATAAAGGGTGGCATAGATCCCATGCTTATCGTTCACGATTTAACAGCAAAGGAGAAATTTAATTATGAAGAATATTAATTGGCGTGATGGCAAGTTATTGTCAGGATTGATTAGTTTAGGCATTGTGTTAATTCAACAATTAGTGGTAGCGTTTGGCTACAATTATCCAGTCAACTGGCAAAATATTGTAGGAATCATTAACACAGTATTAACAATCCTGGGAATGCTGGGAGTGGTTAGCGATGTAACTACTGTTAGTAACCAAAAAGGAGAACCAGATGACAAAACTAAATAAATTAAAATGGGTTGTTGCGATTGCAACGGCCTTTTTTGTTGGAACAACATTTAATTCTAAAGTAAGTGCAGCAACTATTAACAACGATTATGCTTTGAGTTCAAACCAAGGGTCATCGTTACGAACAAGCAACAACGTAATCATTGCACATGCTACAGCAGTATATGCTCCTGCTAAAAATGTAGCTACTTATGAAAAACGGACGTGGTACAGTAACGGTGCTTACGTTCAGTACATCGTTGGTGATGGTGGCAAGATTTACCGAGTTGGTGCCGAGGGATATCAAGCATGGGGTGCTGGTTCATGGGCTAATGCTAATGCACCAGTTCAGATTGAACTTGCACAAACGTATGACAATGCAGAATTCCGTAAGGACTACGTGACCTACGTTAACTTGTTACGTTCTAGCGCAATTAAGTATGGTATTCCAACAGACGTTGATAGTTCAGCATGGCGTGGTGTTAAGTCCCATCTTTGGATTACTAATCATGTTTGGGGTGACCATACTGATCCTTATGGCTATCTTGCAAGTCACGGCATTACTGAAGCTCAATTTGCACACGATGTTAAATATGGCTTTAGTTCATCTGGGAACAACGTAAATCCAACGCCTACGCCAAGTGTACCAACCAATAAGAAGGCTGTTCACGTAACCTATGCCTTACACCAAAAGGGTAAGAAGTGGTTGAATCCAGTTAAAGACTTTGGCTCTGGTTCTAATGGATTCGCTGGTGTTCCTAATAGCGTGCATGACATGCTTTACATCAAAGTAAATCGTGGTTCAATCAAATACCGTGTTCACACGAAAGAAGACGGCTGGCTTCCATGGATTAAGAAAGCTAATAAGAATGATACAGTCAACGGAGTTGCCGGTATCAAAGGTCACACGATTGACGGAGTGCAAATGTACTACACAACTCCTTCTGGCGAGACTTACCAACAAGCCTACTATCGTTCACAAACAACGCAACGAGCTAACTACTTAGGGACGTGTGCCGATAATGGTACAGTTGCTGGTTACGATAGCTTTGCTGGAATGCTAGGAGAACCTTTGGATAGATTACAGATTCACATTAATGACAATAATAAGTATTAATATAGAGTGTGTTTTATTTGAATATTTAAATTTAAAATGTTAGGGTTACTTTACCC